CTTTTTCAGGAATTTCTTTTTTTGCCATTTTATATACATTATTGGAATATTAAAATTTAGATAAATCTTGCTAAAACGACTAATTATTTAGGGAGTCGAGAATTTCAAATAAAATATTTGATAAATATATATGTCTGGTATAGGAAACTTAATCAGTGACACAGGTTCTATGGGAAAACACTTATTCAATATATTTTTAGCCCTGATTGTTCTTTTTGTAGCAAAACATTTCTTGAGTGATTTTGGTTTAAAATTGTATAAGATGTATTACGGAATTGAAGGTATGACATCAAATGCTGACTTTTATTGTCAAGTTGCAACAAAAAATATAGACAGTTATTGTCAAAATGGTTCTACTTGCCACGGTTATCCTAATGTAGGATGCACCGGAGAGGATCAGAACCGAGCCATTCCGGGTGTCTCTATTGACGAAGCCAAAGCTAACCCAAAGCTGATGGATGCATTGGTAGCCAGAGATGCAAAAGCTGTAATAGCAGAAATAACAACTCCAGCAGCATCAGCAGCAGCACCAGCAGCAGCACCAGCAGCAGCACCAGCAGCAGCAAATAGTGATACATTGCCTTGTGATACTGAAGAAAAGTGTAAAGTTCTAGCACAAGCTCTAGGGTTAAAGATTGGAGGTGGTGGTTCAGAATTTGCAGGAAATTATGCAACAAAAGGACTTTATGCTTATAATAGTGGCAAATATAATGGTATGGCATTTTTTGGAACAGGTGGAACAGTAGAACAGATGAAAGCCCCAGCAACAAAAGCAGGTCAATATAGACCACAGTTCTGCATTACAGAAGAAGAATGCAAAAAAGTAGCACAAGGTCTAGATTTAAAGATTGGAGGCGCTGGTTCAGAGTATGCTGGAAATTATGCAACAAAAGGACTTTATGCTTATGATAGTGGCAAATATAATGGTATGGCCTATTTTGGAACAGGTGGATCAGTAGCAGAAATGAATGCCCCAGTAACAAAAGAAGGTCAATATAGACCTGTGTCATCAGAAGCAGCACCTGCAGCTGAACCAGTTATGAGTTCAGAATGTGTTAAGGGATGTAGTAGTGTATGCAATAAACTTGAAGGTTGTGATAATGAAAACAGTTGTCAAAAGAAATATCCAAATGTTTCTATGGCAAAAGGATGGAGCCAAAATGAAACATTGATAGGGTATGAAGTTTGTAATGCTGGATGTAGTGATGAATACAAAAGAAACTGTTCATTGCCATATTATTCTCCCGGTGAAGGTGCTGAAAAAGTAGCTGATGCAGCAGCAAAAGCTAGTCAAGATCATTCAGATGCTCAACAAGCTACAAATGAGACAAGCGTAACACCTGGTGCTGCAATTGGCAGTTGGGGAGATAATAAAGATATGGGAGTGCCTGATGGCTCTGTTGCTGCTCAAGCAGCAAGCAGTAATCTAGCAACACAACAAATAATTCCTGGAAGCGCATTTCCTAGCAATACAACTGTAGCCAACGTTAGTGGTGTTTATCCAACGCAATCTAGTTTAGATAATATTCAAGGAGGAAATGTTCCACAGTCAATGGCAGGCGTTAATACTGCTATGGCACCTTCACCTTTAGCTCCAACATCAAGTGAAGTGGCTTCAAAAGCAAATGAAGCAATTTCCAGAAATATAAGAGGAGAAAATGAACAAGATGCTGCTATTGATATTTCAATTAATATGAAAATGTCTGAACACGTCGCAAAAAATTTAGTAGGAAATGTTCCTCAATACACTAACCCACAACAATATGCCAATGGAAGAACAACAGGATTAGATAATAACAACTATAATCCATATTATCAATCTATGCCTCAAGAAAGTTTAGGCACTACTTATGATAACAGATTGGGAGGAAGTTATCCTTCATATGTTTACAATACCCAAAATAATACAGGAACGGCCTACACTGATCAATATAAACCTGTAAATCCTAACAAGAAACCAAAACCATATAACTCATTGATGGATTTATTTCGTTAATTTGATTTAATTACAATTTAAAGTAAATCAAATTATTTAGCCCACATTAATCCAATATTACCACTCGTTATTATTACCATATTATATCGTTCTTCAAAAATTCTAAGATCATAATTATACTCATATAGATCTGTTGTTGATTTTCTTACTCCAATTATGTTACCATTTGCATCACATATATTTACTATATTTGAATTAGGATCAATAGGTGGTTCAATAGTATTGTATTCAAACTGAACATATTTAAATTTATTCATATTCATTGCTCCAGAAGGTTGATATTCTCTCTGATTACTATCCAAACAAAAATTATAACAATAAATACCATCTTTTGCATTACCGGTTGTTCTAATGTATTTTTCCATTAAATTATATGTTCCTTCTGGCAAAACAACTTCTCTGTAATTTCCACCAATTACAATGCCTAGATCAATTAAAATATTTTTAATATTCTCATTTTCGTTTGTTGGATCTATTGTTTGTGTCCATTCAAATTGTCCCCCAGGATTAACAGTGGGTCCAACAGGTGTCCACGTAACAGGTCCTAATGGCAAAACATTATTATAAGGCCAATTAGAATAGTTACTCCATTCATTTCTTAAATTAGCGTCACTTCTTCTGAATCTCCACATATAATTAGAAACCATATCACGAGAAGGAATATCTACAATTTTTGATCCTGTAGCATTCAAAAAATCGTGATAATATGGATTTCGTATCAAATATTTATGTTCAGATCTAGCAAATAAATCTCTTTCTTCATTATCTAAAAAGTAATAATTTGCCATAAGATGAATATCAGCATTCCATCCTATTTTTCTATTCTCATAATCGGCTGTTTTTGCTGCTTCTGTTGGTGGAGTTTGCAAGAATCTCCACAACTGATGATTGATATTATTTGGATTTGGTGCTATTCTAGGACCTACAGGAATTGCTGGTGGTAACGGGTTCGTTTCAACATCTGCAATGGTATATAAATCACAAATTGGGCGAAAGGTAATTTCAATCTGAATTTCTTGATATTGTAAAGCTACTAAAGGCATAGCCAATTTACTACTGCCACAAAACCACGCGTCAATAGGAATATATAGTTGTCTTGAACGGATAGAAGGTTGAGCTTCAGGAACAGCTCCTGCGGCAGTGATAACAGCGGCATTTGGATAAGTATTAATATTACCATTTGCATTAGCTGGATCATTTAGTTCTGGTATATTTCCAATCATTTTATCCCATAAATCTTTTTTACCGTTATTGTAATCTCTCTGAATCATACAATATAAGTATTCTCCAGGATACTCTTGTAATTTGCTTCCCCCAGCACTAATTGCAATATTTCTTATCATTTGAACTCCCAAATTTTCTATCCATCTAAATTCATAAGGTGTAGCATTATTCCCAGCCCCAGCATTTTCTGTGAAAAACGGACTCCAAATATCAGGAAGATTTAAAACAATATAAGTATCGCCAATTAAATCACCGTATCTTTTTACTGTAAACTTTAAAGTAGATTCTTGTGTAAAACTTAGATTTCGTAATCCTTCATAATCCAATCTAAATCTTTGCATACCAAAATTAGTATATTTGTGATACACAGCCTTGAACATTGTTTTTGTAGGATTACCTGTTAATATTATATTTTCAGCACCGTATGATGATAAATTCATTAATCCACCTACCATTAATATATTATCAATAGATTATTTTAAAACTTATTTTTGTTAAATAATATATTTAGCGTCATTATCAAATATTAATATATGATATATATATATTATGCCAGGTCCAAATAAAAATAATGCACGAAATACTGTGCCATCACATAAACATAAAATGAATGACATAATAACAGGAAATTCAGGTTTGGGTGGCGCAATTAAAAAAACTGATTCGGCCTTAGAAAAAGGTGCTGTTGTCGCTACAGCATTTATAAGAAAATTTGGTGGAAAAGTAACAATAACAAAATGGTTTCTTATAGGTCTTATCATTTTAACTGTAATGGGTATAGCATATTATGTAAGAGTTCAAATCAATAAATTATCTCAAAATGCACAAAAAATGGAAAGTGAATATAAAGCAGGATCAAAACTCGGTTCAATTAATCCAAATCAAGCTAGATTTTCACACAATTTAAGAGATTATTATATTGCCAGTAGTTATAATAGTTGTTGTGGTGGTAATTTCCAAAATGATTATGTCGATTTAGAACCTTTAAAGGAGGTCATAAAAGTCGGTGCGCGTTTTTTAGATTTTGAAATTTATTCTATAGATGGAAAACCAGTAGTTGGTGCATCACCAAACAATAATTATGATTTAAAAGGCACATACAATCAAATACCATTTAATGCTGTAATGGAAACTATAAAAAGCTTTGCTTTTTCATCAGGTTTTTGTAATAATGCCGATGATCCATTATTTTTACATTTCCGTGTAAAGAGTGATAATACAAATATTTACAGAACAATGGCAAAATCAGTTACTAAAAATTTTAACAATAGACTTTTACCTACAAAATATGGTCGCGAAGGAAGAGACGGACAAGGAAACATAGTTAAACTACCTCTATTAGATTTCAGAGGTAAAGTTATTATTATTGCTGCCAATGATAGTAATAATTTCCGGGATACACCTTTCGAGGATCTTGTCAATATGTCAACAGGCACACCATTTTTAGATTCAAAAAGAAATTATGATATACAGTATACTCACGATCCTCAAGGATTAAAAGAGTTTAACAAGAAAAATATGACTCTTACTATGCCAGATCTTAGCGCACTTAACAATAATGTTCCAGCTGCCTTACACCAACAGTATGGATGTCAATTTGTTTGTATGAATTATCCAAAATTAGATGCGAATATGAAATATTATAATAAATTTTTCAGTGACAATGGAACAGCTTTTGTGTTGAAACCATATCCATTGCGCTACCACGTTACTAGAATACCAGATCCTAAACCTCAAAATCCTAAGGTTTCTTATGCAAAGAAAACAATCTCAATGCCAATGTTTAAGGGAAATATTTAATTATCTTTTTTTCACAATATATATTAATATGAAGTGTGACAAAAAGATGACATTTCAAGAATGTGAATTAACAATATTAAGACAAGCGGTTGATAAGATAGAAAAAAAAACTGGAAGAAAAATGATTAAAAATCCGCAAATTCAAGAGATTATTCATATTGTAGAAACTTTCTTGAAACTTAAAAAACGCGTTTGCTATGGAGGAACAGCCATCAACAATATCTTACCTGAATCTGACCAATTTTATGACAAAAACATTGAGTTACCTGATTATGATTTTTTTTCACCCGATCCCTTAAATGATGCTATCTATTTAGCCGATATGTATCATAAAGAAGGTTTTGAAGAAGTAGAAGCTAAATCAGGTGCCCATTCTGGAACATTCAAGGTTTTTGTAAATTATATGCCTGTCGCGGATATTACTTTTTGTGTTCCTGAACTATATAAAAGAGTCAGTAAGGATGCTGTTATCATCAATGGCATTTCTTATTCTCCACCAGATTATTTAAGAATGTTAATGTATTTAGAGTTATCAAGGCCCGCAGGAGATGTTGGTAGATGGGAAAAAGTTTTAAAACGATTGACTCTTTTAAATAAAAATTTTCCTTTAAAAGCAAGAAACTGTAATATTAATGATATTCAACGTTTGTTTGAAAGTGACTCTAGAGAAAACTATGCTGGTGGTTCAAGCAAAATTTCTAGTGAAGAGATATTTGATGTAGTAAGAGATACGGTAATTCGACAAGGTTGTGTTTTTTTTGGAGCTTACGCAAATAGACTTTATTTGAAAAAAATGCCGAAACTTAGACGAGAACAAATAAAAAAGATTCCTGATTTTGATGTGTTATCTGATAGACCTTCAGAAGTTGCGGAAATAATAAAATCTAATCTTCGAGATGCTGGAGCCAAAAAAATTAAAATAAAAAAGAAACCTGGTGTAGGCGATATAATTGCCCCTCATTACGAGGTAATTGTTGATGGGGAAACAATTATATTTTTATATGAGCCATTGGCGTGTCATAGTTACAATATTGTTCACTATAAAGGACAAAAAATAAGAATAGCTACACTTGATACTATGCTTAGTTTTTATTTGGCTTTTTATTATGTAAAAAGACCTTATTATGACCCCAAAAGAATTTTATGTATGTGTGATTATCTTTTTAAAACACAAGAAAAAAATCGACTTCAACAGAAAGGTCTTTTGCGAAGATTTAGTATGGATTGTTATGGAGAAGAAAAACACACTAAAGAAAAAACCCGCGCACATAAATCTGAGATGTATCAGAAACTAAAAGACAAAAGAGGATCAGATGAGTGGAATTGGTATTTTTTAAATTACACACCCGGCAATACAAATAGTAAAACAAACAAGAAAGGTAAAAAAACTGACAAAAAAACTCGCAAAAAGAGAAAAGGTAGAAAAAAGAAAAAGACTAGAAAAAGAGGACTTATATCACGAATCTTACTTTAAAATATATTAAAAAATATAATTAATATATTTATATGTCATTCGAAATTCATTATGTAAACACATATATTATTTATTGTATAATTTGTTTGATTTTTACGATACTCATATTAGAAATATATAATAAGTTAGTAGCCTACAATTTCCCATAACCAATCCCACCAGGTTTGTTGATTTCTTCGTTTCAAAATATCCCTATATCTTATTCTTGCTTCCCAGCACAATCTCTCTAATTCTTTAATTTCTTCTTCTGTTTGTGCTAATTCATCAATTCTTATCAACATATACATTATACTTATTTAATTTTTCTTCAAATTTGCAGTTAAATTTAAAATCGTGAATACACCCGCTATATTGACCAGGTATATTTAAATGAGCACAAATAAATTTAAATTCTTTTTTTAATGGTTCCCATACTTCTGATTTGATTAGTTCTGGTTTTAATCCATTTAGACGAATATTACATCCTTTTTCCAAATGACAACTACACGGATTTTTTGGATTGCAAACAACAGAGTTGTTTTCTGTAACAGATGAAGCAATACCAATTTTTTTCATAAAGTAAACTATTTCCGAACAGTTTTTGAATTGAGATCTTCTAGCTGATACTGACAAGATTGATGTAGTATTATTATATTTCTCCATTTATTTTAGCATAAAATCTTGCGTTTAATATTTTTTTCTCATTGATGTATATAATGGTTAAAAGACATCACAGAGGTAATGACGGTAAATACCACATTGGTGGTAAATCCTTCGAAATGTTGGTTGGTTCAAGAGCACAGGTTATGCACGGAACCGCCTATAAAACAGCAGGAGATTTGACCAGAGATCATCTTATGTTTAACAAGCACGGACGCATTGTTTCAAAAAAGAAGAGCGCTACTGCTAAAAGAGAAAAACGTTTAGAAAAAGCTGGATACAAACCTAAGAAAGGTAAATTTGTTTTGATGCGTAAAGGTAACAAAACTCGCAAAAACCACCACAAGAAACGTCATAACAAGAAGCGTAAACATACTTCTAAAAGACGCAACAAGAGTGGACACTGCCACAATAGCCGTGGACGTTTCACTAAATGCTAAAATATGAATGACTAATCATATTATCCATAATATATTTTTCAGGTATATTCGACTTTAAATATTTAGTAAAATAATCCTTACTGACAGAATTATTTTGCATATCATTTTTCATCTTTTGCATCTTAAATGCACAGTATGATTGATATAAATTAGAAATACTAATTTTTGTTATGTCTTTATTGTAATTTGTTTTATAATCATTGATCCATTCATTGATATCCAACCATTTACACCATAAACTACATTTGATATTAACAATATATTTATCATCAATTAATTTAGTAGAATAAAAGTATTCTAGAATATGATTTATCGTTTGTTGACTGAGTAAAAGCTCAGGGCAATTGTTTATCCACTGTCTATACAATTCACATATTTCTCCAACTTCATAAGTAGAAAAAGGTTCTTTACTTTCACTAATTGTTGAACTCCAAAAAATCTTAAACTTATCAATTCTATTTAACAAGGGGCTTCCGATATCTTGAAATGTATCGTTTTCAGGATTATATGTATATGTATTTTTTAAACACTCTTTTAAAGGATCTATAAACAAGAAATTAGGATAATGATTTTTATGCAAGTAAATTTTCCATACAAAATAAATGACATCCCAATCAACTGATGAAACCGTGGTGTGAAAACAAGACTTAACGAAATCACTAACTACGTCTTTTTCTGTCTTATTTTTCAAATACAGAATATAATTTTTAACGTTAGAATCAGTAAAATTATTTTTAATAAAATTTTCTGATCCATTATATCTATCTGAATAGTGCGTTGAAACAGTCATAATATCCAATGTATTATTTTTTACAAATGTATTCCAACAACGATCTGATAATACAGCTTTATTAAATTTTAAAATTCTACAGTCAGCAAAATTATGTCTGTAACATCTCCATTTAATCGATGCACAAGAAAATCTATTTGTATAGTCGTATATATTATCATTAAGAGCGGTTATAAAAGATTTACTCCAATTAGAAAAATAATGAATTAAATTCCTATTTTTTTTTAGAATATTATCTCCTATAATGCTTAAAAAGTATTTTGCTTCTTCCCTCGAGTTTAAAATTGTTGGATATAAGAAATTAATTACATTTTGAATAGTTTGTGATTCAGGTATAGATGTAAAGATACTTTTGTTTTGAATATTTTCTAAAATGGTATTTTTTGTAAGATGTTTTATGTTTGGATCACAGCCTTTCAAATATGTATAGACAGCGTGCCAAATTTCATCTTCATTTACACGCGTATAACTAATTCCATTATATTTAACAAAAGACTCTGTTGTTTTAATATAAAAGTACTGATTATCGGGGTCATTTAAAAACCCAACTACATATTTTACCATATCTTCAGACGAATTTTTCTCACGTCTTTTTTTCTCAAAAATTTCAATCCTTGCTGGTATTTCTTGCAATATTTTTTGCATTTCTAACAATGCTTCATTGTCTTCCGAATATTTATTTTGTGCGATCTTTTTAATTCCTTCTAGAACACCCAAAAATTTTTTCATTTAACTATTTGAATACTTATAAGTTTAAGTTCTTTATATAATTATTGATAAAACCAACATTTTCTAACTCAGAATATGTCATTCTTGTTCTACAATCTTTTTTTAGTGTTGATTTTAAAAAATCTTTTTGTTCATCTGTCAGAGTATTAAATAGTTCTTCATTTACCTTAGGGGGAAATTCTTCTGTAATTTGAATAAAGGCAAACCGTTTTGACTCAATATTGTGAGGGTATTTTCCTGTTAAGAAAATCCAAAATATACAACCCAATGAATAAATATCACTTGTATGATAATAATGATTCAAAAATATTTCGGGTGCTGTATAATCTTTTGTTCCCACACAGTAATTTATTCTTTTTAGACTATTAGATGCTTTATGCGAAGAACCCCAATCTACTAATGTTATTTTATCTGCTACAGAATCATACATTACATTTTCTAATTTTAAATCTAAATGCATATACCCCCTGTTAAAAATACATATCAATGCTATACTAATAGATGAAATTATACGTTTTATCCAATCATAATCTATATCTGATAAATGAGACGTATAATATTCATATAAATCTTCACCTTTTATGTATTCCATAGTTAAATTTGTATATGTGATGTGTTTTTCAAATAAAAAAAATTGTGGGCAAAATAAACCATTCAAATCGATCAATGTTTTGGCTTCCAATAGTGTTCTTTTTAAATGTCTAGGTTTACCTCTTTTTTCTATTAATTTTTTATTTGCTATAGCATTAGTAAATATAAATACTGATCCAAAACCCCCACTTCTGAGAAAACATTTAGTATCTATATTTTGAACTAATTTATTGCTTTTCGCTACATCTAATTCCAATTTATCTAATTCTGTTAGTATTATTTCAGGTGTTGAAGTATCTACAACTTGAACATTTTTACAACAACAAAACATAATTAATTTATTATAATATTATTTATTTAATACACACTTTATAAGTATTTAAAGATTTTTAGAGAGGAATCTATATATGTCTGAATCAACTGATGCTTCTCCCGGTAAGGTATTAGAAATAAAAACTGTTCAAATTGCTCCTTTTAGAGTATTAATGACAGCCTTAAAGGATATATTATTGGAAACAAACATCAGTTTCCAACCAGATGGAATTAGAATTATTAATATGGATAAATCTCATACTATTCTAGCTCATTTGTTTTTGGATGCTACTAAATTCGAATACTACTATTGCAAATATCCTAGAATTATTGTAGGTGTAAATATGTTTCATCTTTTCAAACTTATCAATACAATTGATAATGATGATACATTAACAATTTATATCGATGAAAAAGAATATAATGATGGTGTTGTTGATCAACTAGGATTGAAGTTTGAAAATGGTGATATTAAACAGTGTAAGATTCAAAAGCTTAAACTAATTGAACCAGATGAAGAAGAGCTTGAGCTTCCTGAAGTTAAGTTCTCAAGTGTTATTAATCTTCCATCGACTGATTTTCAAAAGATTATTAGAGATTTTACTTATTTATCAGAGAGATTGGAAATAAAGTCTGCTGGAGAAGAACTTATTTTTAAAGCTAATGGACCATTTGCTATGTGTGAATTGCGTAGAACAGAATGCGACGGGAATATGGCTTTTATTCATAAAGATAACAGTAATAAAGTCATTCAAGGCGTTTTTTCATTAAAAAATCTAGGTTATTTTATTAAATGCACAAATTTATGCGGACAGATTGAAATGTTTCTTGAGAATGATCTTCCTCTTGTTGTAAAATATTCTGTTGCATCACTAGGAGAAATCAAGTTATGTCTTGCTCCTTTACCTTCCCAATAAATAAATATTTTTATAAATTTTAATATTTATTTATTTTTAATAATTTGGTTTATGCTTTTTAAACAAACATCCGTGACTAGGAAGTCCTATTGCATCTTCAATTAAACGTGGATTTTGGAAATCCATATCCTCCATCCATACTTTTATAATACAAAATGCTCTTTTTGGAGAAATAGTTACTCCTGTTGTTTTGCGCAAGAAAGCAGGATCACGAGAAATAGTTTCACCCATAACGCTAAAACTAAGTTTTGCCCAGAGTTCACTAACTGATTTGTTTGGTATTTTATACGAAAAACAACCACCATTTCGATTTCGGCCATCTTCCCAGGTTGGAGTAATACCTTCTCTCATTAAGAATAACATACAATTTGTGGTTAGCTTTTCTGGAATAGATTTATATAATTCTACCGCATCTTCACAAGAAGATATTGTCATTATGCGGATATAACTTTCCATTGTCCAATCAGTGTCATGTGGTAAATGAGCCCACAGAACCCACTTATCATATAAAGTGTGAGTCTTACTAGAGGTATCTGCCATAGGGATTTGTTTTGTAGCCATTATGTTTTATATACTTTTCAATTTTTTATATTGTTTTGCTAATAAATTAATGTAATTTTTCTGTTTCATATGATTGCTTAGTTATCACTATGCATTCTTTTTCACCTATTTTAAACAAATTAACACTTTTATCAATTATATGAATTGTATAAGTCTCTTCTAGTCTTTCTCCATAGTATTTACTTAAATACCACTGTAACCACGGTCTTGTAAAAAGTTTATTATCAGCTAAATAAAATTTATCTAAGTTTTCGTGAATACAAATCTTTTTATTGTTTTGTTCTAATTCAACCTGAATAAACTGTTTGTCAACTGGGAAAAAATCTAAGTTATCTAAAACGCTATTCTCTTCAATGATTTTAAAATGTTTTTCACCATTTATTTTTGTTGAAACCATTTCTAAATCAGTCGTGTGATTTTTTTTAATATCCTCACGTGTTTTTTCATTCACAAAACTTGTAATTAAAGCTTCTTCCGGTTCTAAAGTATAATGAATATATTTATCGTCTGATTTTTCTTCCGCATAATCATCATCATTTCTCTCATCATCACTGTTTTTTTCTTCCTCTTTAAAATACTCACTAGCTTGCACATATGTTCTCATACCATACCAGGTTGCTTTTGCTATCAAACCTTCTGCTGCTGGTTGATCCACCCAATAATACACACCAAACGCCCCAGCACTAAACAATGCGGTTGATGCTAAATAATATAAAATAGAAAAAATCATCGTTTAAATATGTAATAGATTATAATTTTAAATACTTTCACTAATAATTTATATTACAAGAATCATATAAATTATTTATTGATTATTTTTAAGAACTAAATCCTGTAGTGCCTGCTCTACGCATCTTCATATCATTTAATACTTTTTGTTCTGCTTCTGATGGTGTTTCAGATGAATTATTAGAACCAATATTAGAACCAACAATTATATCACCAATTGTAGTGGAAGCACTATAACCTTCATCCATAAAGATATTTAATAGTGATTGTAAAAGTTTGTCGGTTTGCTGTTTTCCTAACATACTATTCATAATAGGCAAAACTTCTGTCATCCAAACCTGAGAACATTGCTGTGAAGATAAAGTTTTACACTGTTGCAATGTAGTTAGCATATAATCGGATAATTTTTGATTTTTTGTTACATAATATGTTTGGTCAACAATCATTTTTATTTTTCTATTTACTTCCATTTCTTGTTTTGTATCTTGTGCCGTTGCCGGTTGAACAACACCTTTTCCATTTTTTGCTGAATCTACATACACACCGGTTGGTGTAGAGCTAGATACTGGAGGCATTAATGTTGGTGTTGAGGCTGTTGCAGCATCCGCTTTTGCAGCGTCCGCTCTTGCATCTGGAATGACTGGTTTTTGTTGTTCAGAATTTGGATCATATATTTTAAGTTTACCAGTAGTTGGATCCAATCCAAACATTAATAACAACATACTAACTATTAGAGTCATAAGAATAAAAGGGATAAATACTATTAACCACGATATTATTCCTAAACCCAAACTACATAAGTAATTTAAAAGGATTGTGAAAATAAGTGCTACAAACATTTTTGTCATCGCTAGATTATAATAACCTTTTACTGTATCTATAACGACTTGTGTTGTAGAAAATATAAGGTATATTAATGCTGGTGGGCAAATTTCTTGAAATACCATTATT